TCACATTTCACCTAGTTCCAAGCTATCAAAAGCCCCTTCAGTAGTCGGATCTAAATCCCCAAAATTCTGATAAATATTCAACATCGCTCCCCTGCCCCTGACCGTGACAAGCCCAGCCTCGTGACCAGCAGCGATATAATCTGCCAACATCCTGTATGCGCGATGCACCGCATAATCAGGATCCGAGTGATGCTGGAACGACTGACACAGCACAGCCCTGCCCCCCCTGATTGTGCAGGATGACACGGATCGGATTCTTGTCTGGAGCTTGGGTAATGATCGCGCGAATGACATGAGAACAAAATAAAGTTGTGGCAAGACAAATTCGATTCAGTAGGAACTCGCTACAGACAACTATAGATTTATTTAGACTTCGGATTTAACATTCAACCCCGCGCCACTTTATCAGTGTCACTATCTATATTTTTAATAAAAAACATGACCAAGCAATAAGCATGAACAAAAGCCAACTCTCCTTCACAAACAACACCTCACCTTACAAAAAAGGCGTGCTATCCTCAGCATTAAATTGCCATGAAGAAGCAATAGAGTTTTTCGGCAAAGCTATTGAGACAAATCCAGAGAACGCCCTAGCGTACTACAATAGAGGCAACAGCTATCGTGTCCTAGGAAAAATCAACGAGGCACTTGAAAGCTATATAATAGCTTTAAAGATCGCCCCAGATAACGCTGATATCAGGTGGAACACTAGCCTCCTCTACCTCTTGACAGGAGACTATCAAGCAGGTTGGGCGCTGCACCACTCAAGGAAAGAATTGAACAAGCCCCCCAGAACCTCAAAACTTTATCACTCCCGGGTTTGGCAGGGGCAAAATCTAAAGAACAAAACAATACTCATTCACCCAGAGCAAGGTTTTGGTGACTTTATTCAATTTTCAAGGTACGCAAATTTATTAAAGACATCCGGCGCAATAGTTATATTGGAAACTCATAAAAACCTTTATCGCCTATACAAAACTCAAGACATTGCTGATAAAACAATCCACTCAGAAGAAGAAACGCCCACAATCGACTTTCACACTTCTGTAATTGATTTACCTGCAATTTTTAACACAACCCTAGAAACAATACCCAATACCTCACCATACCTTCATCCCCCAAAAGAAATTAAATCCCAATGGGCTAAACGTATAGGCCCTAAAGATCTATTACGAGTTGGACTTGCTTACCAAGGAAACCCCAAACACACTAACGATGCCAATCGGTCGATAAATTCAAAACTGTTTGAGCACTTAACCAGAACCCCAAACATTGCATTTTACAACCTACAAATAAGTCCCACAAAATATAAATTAAACACCACCTTCGACTTAACAAACGACATTAAAGATTTTGCAGATACAGCTGGACTAATTAGCAACCTTGACTTGGTGGTTACAGTAGACACTTCTATTGCCCATCTCGCCGGGGCATTAAACGTTCCTACATGGATACTATTGCCCAAAACTCCTGATTGGCGTTGGCTACTTAATCGAAATGATAGCCCATGGTATCCATCAATGAAACTTTTCCGACAATCTCGAAGAGGCAACTGGACACCAGTCATCAATGAAGTCATCAATCAATTGTCGAGGATGTCCCCTAAAGCAATATAGCCGCAGTTACGACAGGCGGCGCCGGGAGCTCATGGGTGATAATAAGTTTAGGGTCCTGGGAAGATCCAATATTTCTTTTTGACTTAAAATTGATGTACTCCGATGCCGTTGCGCCCAGCCCATACTCTTGATTTGCATAATGAATCATAAGAGAAGTAAAGCCACCACCAACTATTGCATCCTTAAAATTATCTGTTGAATCGAACGAAAAATATGAATCAAGATAAGAAGCCGTGTTCAGATTAGCTACCTTCACTAAAGAAGAGAGATCACTACCCTTAACAAAATCAGACGGCCCCGGCCCCCCATCCCAAACAACAGCCCTGACAACCAAATCAGCATCTACCACAGATGAATCTGAATGCCCAAAAATCGACAGCAAAACATCCGTAACATCATATCCAATAGATGAGGTATCAAATCTCAAAAAGGCTTGGTCACACGAGTAACTAGCCCCATTAAAACGAGCACCAGCTGAGATAGTTGAAGAAGAAGCATACGAAAAAATCCCATACCCAGTCCCCTCTGCTGACTGACCAGCCACATAAGCCCCGGAAGAAATATATTTATCCATCTCAGCATAGATAACGGTAACGGTCATTTTGAAAGCCCTTTAATAGTATCCAGTATAATTAACTTCAATGCTGCAAAAGGATCAAAGCGGTATCTAGATACTGGAATTAAAATTTCGACCCCTGATATTGGATCAAACTCTAACTGACCACCAAAAATAACTTCACCATTTTCATCAGGCACTAGCATCGGCGGATTGACGATCCTAGCATCCTCATTAAAAATAATTACTCCTCCTCGCTCGACAATTAAATCTGCCGTGAAGTAAACGCCTGAGTTTGTCACAACGCGAGGGTTGTTTATCGTGACATCATATTCACCCAAGGCAAACACCACATTATTCGTCAAAACTGACTTAAGAGCTTGAGCTGATTCCAGTGGCGTCATATTCAAATCCCCAAAGCCACGGCATGACCAATAACCTTGGAACCACCATCAATTGTTGTAAAAACCAGCTCATTAAGGCCCACCGCAAGAACCGGAGCGGAACCTAACGCCCAACCCGTAACAAAAGAGAAATTAACCTGAATTACTGAGGACATACTCACATAGACCGTAAGTTTTGATTGTGTTCCAGAAGAAGGCCAGCTTGATACTGATATAGAGGTGATTTCCGCCGTTGCGTTTATAAGGTGTGCTCGTCCTACATTATAATTTATAGAAATAACCCCAAAAGTTCCCGGGTTTGTAATTACAGCCTGATCCATGGTTTCACCAGACACCCCATGAGCACCTTGCGGCCCCTGGTCCCCCGCATCACCTTTTAGGCCCTGCGGCCCCTGGTCCCCCGTATCACCTTTTAGGCCCTGCGGCCCCTGGCTCCCGGTATCACCTTTTAGGCCCTGCGGTCCTTGGTCCCCGGTATCACCTTTTAGGCCTTGCGGCCCCTGGTCCCCCGCATCACCTTTTAGGCCCTGTGGTCCCTGATCACCAGTGTCGCCTTTGATGCCCTGCGGTCCCTGATCACCAGTATCGCCTTTGAGGCCTTGAGGTCCCTGATCACCAGTATCACCTTTGAGGCCCTGCGGTCCCTGTTCGCCAGCATCACCTTTGAGGCCTTGAGGTCCCTGTTCGCCAGCATCACCTTTGAGGCCTTGAGGTCCCTGATCACCAGTGTCACCTTTGATGCCCTGCGGTCCCTGATCACCAGTGTCACCTTTGATGCCCTGCGGTCCCTGATCACCAGTGTCGCCTTTGATGCCCTGTGGTCCCTGATCACCAGTGTCGCCTTTGATGCCCTGCGGTCCCTGATCACCAGTATCGCCTTTGAGGCCTTGCGGTCCCTGATCACCAGTATCACCTTTGAGGCCTTGAGGTCCCTGATCACCAGTGTCACCTTTAAGGCCCTGCGGTCCTTGATCACCAGTGTCGCCCTTAAGGCCCTGCGGTCCCTGATCGCCAGTGTCGCCTTTGATGCCCTGCGGTCCCTGATCACCAGTGTCGCCCTTAAGGCCCTGCGGTCCCTGATCGCCAGTATCACCTTTGAGGCCAGGCATCCCGACCACAGGCAACACCGAACCAGGCGCACGTACTTTTGTGACCGGATTTCCGGAACGAATAACAATACTAGACATCACCACCACCCCAGGTCACCGTTAAGGTACTGTCTGCCACCGGCAACAGCAGATCCTCATCAAAAGACATATCCAGATGCCAGAACAATTTTCCTTCTGGCAGCCCATCAACCTGCTCATCCGTAAGCTTGAAAAAAGCCACACCCAGATCACGATCAAGCTCAAGAGACCCATCCGCGCTCGATTGCTTCAGCAATAGATTCTTTTCCCCGTCGAACACCCTGATCACGACAAACGCCCCGACAAGGGATAAAGCCGTGATCTCATCCTCCTTGAAAAAGAAAAGAGGCTCATTGAGCCCCGCCCCGCGCCGAACCGTTAAATCGATCCTCTGCAACTTCATTACCTCACCCCTTAATCCGGGTTTGCACCATTTGACGCATTAAATCTTGACCGCCCGAACTGACGCACAACCCTGTAAGCCGCCTCAGCCTTCCATGAAGGAACGTCATTCTCGAACATGATGTCTCTAAAAATCAGATCCGCCATCGCACGAGATAAAATTCCCGCCTCATAGAGAAAATCATGCGCGAGAGCGGCAGGAAAAATCTTGTGATCCGCAGGAGGTAACAACCACCAGAGAAAACGGGGCGCTGAAGAGCCATCAAACTGAAACCCGAGCGGCACCATAAAAACAGTGCTGGCAGGCCCCCTATATTCAAGAGAATAGGGCAGTGAAAATGGCCGCTTTTTGTTTATGGCCGAAATCCAGGTTAACAGCGCCACACCTTCAGGTCGCACTTCAAAGGCACGTTCAAGAGACCCCTCTTTAATCCGCCACATTATAACCACCCTCACAAGAAGTTGCCGCATCATCAATCAACGCCACCAGTTCACACAACCGTGCCCGACAAACACCGTGGGAAAGCCGAGCCTCAACCACCCAGACAGCAACATCTTTCTGAGTTGCCGCACCACTTGGCCACGGCGGAAGATCCGGACAGCTTTTAAGGCTTGCCGGCACCTCCTGCCGGATCTCCACCACTTCCGGAACTGTCAAGATTTCCGGCAGGGCTGAACAACCAGGGAGGATCCCTGAGAACAGGAGCAAGATCCCCGTCTTGATCTGGGGACACTCCCTGCAATTTGATAAGCTGCCCACGCGCCTGATCCCCCCATCGCTTCTCATTGGTTAATTGGCGATCTACAGAAGAAATCGCCGCCCTGAGCGCCGCCTCCTGCCGTTTATAAGCAAGCTGGTTCTGTTGAGAACGAGCGACTTCCGCCCGCAGATGTTCAGACAAATGAACTTCCCGCGCCTTGAGCCGCTCAAATTCGGAAAAATGACCCCGCCACCACCAGATCAACCCGGCAAAAAAAAGGATTGCGACAACTGCAATCCCGATTTTCAGAAAACGACCCGATATCAAAGAAAGAAAAAAAGCCATCAGCGCCCCCCTTTCAGCTTTGCCCGCCAGATCTCAATCCGCTCAACATAGGTAATCGTCTCCCGCGAATGCTTACCTGTAACCTGAGAGAGACAGGCGACAATCTCGAGATAGAGCAACACCCCGCCGCATAACCGTTGCGCCTTAATGATATTCCCCAAACCTGCGTTATAGCTCGCCTGAGCAAGCTTGTGTCGGTCCTCTTCAGGCCGCTTCGAAATCCAGCTTCGCCGAAGCTTTTTCATATAATAAGCCCCCGCATTGATCGCCGGATCCGCCAGGCGAGGAGAAATCAGACCATAACCCAGTTCTTTTGAAATTTGCGCCCAGGTCCCAGGCATGAACTGGGCCAAACCTTCTGCCCCGACCGGAGACCGGGCCAAAGGCTCCAGAAGGCTCTCCTGATAGAGCTGAGCCTTCCAGGCTTCCGGATAAGGGTAATCCGGCCAGTGAGCTGATACCGCAAATGCAATCTGCTTATCGTACTTATCAGTATAGAGCGACGCAGCCCATGAGGAGGACAACAGAGAAAATATAAATACCGATGAAAGCAAGCTGAGCATTCGGATCCGCACAGTAAAACACCTCCTTGAAATTGACACCGCGAAGGCGCAGCCCGATAAACTGGATAACCGAAGCCAAGGCAGGCAGGACAAACATCAAACCCACCTTCAGAAGCAGAGTAAGCGCCCCGTACTCGCTCAACCCCATAAACCCGTCTAATTCACCCATCATTCTTAACCTTTCGATATAAATCCCAGAAAACAACAGCAAGACGCCCAACAACTACAGCCGCCGACCCCCAGAGGATAAACGAGGGAACAACCACCTCCGTCCACCCCTGAAAACGACCATCAGCAACCACAGCCACGACCACCCCACCAGCCACAACCGGACCATCTACAAATATTTTATCCACGCCCCACCCCCAGCGATTAGGCAGAAAAAAAGCCGCCCGAAAGCAGCTCGAAACACTCGATTTAAATGAGAGAACTACACCTAATCAGACCAGTGAACCGGATCTTCTATATCAACCGCCCACAATTGAGCGTGATCCATAGCATTAATCGCCGTCACAAGGGCAGTTGAACGCGAGAGAATATTCCTGATATGAGCATTCGCCGCCTCAAAAAGGGGCAAGATAACCGCCGACCCCGTCACCTCTACAACTGCCCCGGCCTTGGTTGTAAATCTGAAGGGCTCGACAGAACCAACCGCCTCTTCCCCCTCCAATCCCCTTAAAAGCCCACTCAAACGGGCAATTGACTTCTCGTCACAGCGAAAATTCGATGACAGGTTTGGAATGTAAACACCCTCTTCAATCAATCGCTCTGCCAAAATAGACACTTTTTCAACAAGACCCCCTCGAACCACCCCATCAGGACGATCTTCGAGCGCGATAGTTCTGACCACCTTTTCCGGATACTCAGTGTAAACCTTAACCAAGCTGTGCAAGTCAGCACTGAAGCCCTCTGGCGTTTCTGAATTTGTCTCTAATGGCCACATCAACAGATTGCCACCCTCATCCCTGGGCAGTTGGTCAAGACTCAGGTCCAGGCCATGGTACTTTTCAATGAATTTACCATCCTCGCCCTTAACGACATAAAGAAAAGGTATAAAAGGTTTCTTCGCCATAACAAGTTCCTTAATTTATTTCTGCTCCACGGATATCGCCGCGATTTATAAAAGTGATTTTTGAAACCCCATCGATTGCAGTGCCAGCTGCACCGCCTGCGCCTGGTGGTTGGTTTGGTGACACGCCAGCAGTATCCAGCCAAAGCCCGATAGCACCCGGCAACCCAAGATCTCCGCCAGCCCCACCATCGTTTCGCTTAGTCGTTCCGCTGTCAGGAAACCCACCAGCACCACCAACAAAGAGCGTACCGTTCTGAGCCTTATTGGCGTTTTGAGGGGACCAAGCACCCTCCCCGCCATTCCTTCCAGCACCGCCACCACCACCGCCGCCGTTAGAGCGCGTATTGGAATGACCACCGCCACCGCCACCGCCACCACCGCCGCCGACAATCCCGTTGGTATTATCAAACTCAAGAAGACAACCAACAGATAACCCTGGACCACCGACAGCCCCATTAACCAGAGCGCCACCGCCACTACCACCACAGCCAGCAATAGTGCCATTATTTATCAACGTCAGCTCACTTGTAGCCGGAAGATCCCCAGTATGAAGTGCAAAAGCCCCCGTCGAAGCACTGCCTATTACCACCCCCGGCATGACGATAACGCGCATCTTAAAGTCGCCCGAACCGCTCCAACCATTGTCGCGGGCAATCTGGGACAGATCGACGTTGTAGCCATCAATTGTAATCAGAACCTCAGGCATAAAGACATTGCCAACAAGCTTATAGAGCATTGGTCCTCCCCTTCAGCCCCAACCGGAGCCCCTTGCCTGGCGTCGTCACCCCGACCGCCGTCACCTCAAAGCTCAAAATTGCTCCCGCAACCAACGTAAGAGCGGGCTTTACAGTTCCAGGGTCAAAATTGCCCGTATCAGCAGCAAAAGAAGGCAATGCATCAAAAACACTGACCCCATCCGCCTTAATATCAAAGACCACCCCCGACCCTGTTGGCGCAGTGTCAAGTTTTGCAACAATGCCGGTTACAACAATGTTTCTCGAGAGAACCATCGTGCTGACAACGGCAATCGAAAGATCCTCAGCCGTATAATCTGCACCGAAACCAGCATTAACAGGGATATCATAGGCACCGGACGCCGAAAGAGCCTGTATAGCTTGCGTCAATAGGCTGTAATTACCCTTTTCCAACGCCAAGCCAGCCGTTTCGATAGCATGGGCAATTGTCTCCTGGAGACCATTGAAAAAATCCTGATCCGGGATCGTCCCGGAAATTGGATTACCGCCGCCATCAACGCCACAATTCCGGAAAAACCCCCCAACCTTTGGGCCATCCGGAGCCGCAACAGGCAACACCTCAACCGCCGTCCCCCCGTCTATACGATGCATCTAATTCTCCTCAATAAAATATATCGGCGTCATGTGAGCGGGTTTCTCCCGATCAATCAAACAACGCAAAACCGAGAGATCAGGCAAAACACACATCGGCTCCCCGACTTCCGAGCACCCGACCTGCCACCTGAAAACCTCGATATCGTGAATCGTGACGTGAAACTGAAAAAAGTACGGCCCGACATGATCACATCCGACACCAGACCATCCGGTCATCATCGGTTTTGGTTCATTAATGGAAATCGTGAAACCAGCAACCGCCGCCCGCTCAACTAAATACGCCGGATCAAGCCGCCCCTCCGCCCGCCACTTTGAGACAACGGCATCTCGGCGCTGCTGAAAAGTTTCAAAGCCCCCTGTACATTCGTCAGGAAGCCCCGCTTCCTCTTCTCTGGAAGACAACATTTCAACAGTTTGATGCGGTACCACATCGACCAGCAGATCAGCCGCCCGCTGCCGGATCCTGACATGACTGGTAGCAAGGGGCTGCATCACCAGCCGCGACCCGCCCGCACCCCGCTCACGATAGCTGTCCCAAAAAGGGCCCGGAGGAAGATACCCCTCAAGGCCCGCCAGCACAGCCTCCCGATCAACCACCACTTCAGACATAGGTAATCACCCCCAATGACGGCAGGACAACCGGACCAAGCTGGATATCATCAACCGGCGACGTTATCTTGTGACGCCTTTCCCCGGTCGCGACCGATACGGCTTCGTCAATCCAGGAAAAGGAGATCAACTTGCCTGGCGTCCTGTTTCGCTGCATCAGATCCTTAAGCTCAGCCTCAATCGCCGTCTTGACCTCTAAAGATGCAGGCTCCAGCCCAGCTATCTCCACATCAATCGGCTGTAAAACCGGAACATCAATAAAGACCCGCGCCCCAACCGGTGCACGGTTTCGGGCAGCACCACCCATCACGTAATCATAAACAGATTTAAGATCACCACTGTAAACCGGACCCGGATCCCCCTGAGGCACACCTGCAAATTCGGCCCGAACCTCATCCATTACAAATATTATTTGAACAGATCCAGCCCCATAGGCTTCCGGTACCGCCCAGGCATCCGTTACCCCCGCCACCTCCCGCGCCCACCTCTCGTAATCAAAAGCATTCCCCCCAGCCGGCGGGCGCTGTATCCGGGCCATAACACGCGCCCGGTAATGCTCATAAACACCAGCCCCGCCATCAAGTTCCCGGTCAGCACCACCAACAAGACCGCCCGTGATGACCTCACCAGAACTCTCGACACCAGCAACAGGCGAAATCAATCGCACCTTACGGCCCGAGACCAGATTTCCGGCCTTGCCGGGCTCAATCGCCCGGACTGAAAGCTGAATATATCCACCCGCCTCCGCCCCGGCTGACAGAGGTTTGTACAGTACCCCCGAATCAGATCTCAGGGTTACATCAACCCCTATGACGGAGCCGGCTTCAGCAGGGAAACTCACCACACCGCTCGCACGGGTCGCCTCTAGCCTCGGAATAAGAAAAAGCGCCCCCCAGTCATCAAGCCCGACACCCTCAGCAAACAAAGGCATGGCGTGGCGGGCAATGTATGCCAGGTGAGCGCCCAGATCATGCTCACTTCGGGCAATCAGCTGGGCTATGCCCGACATCCCCCCCAGCTCAGCAAGGCTATCCGCACCTGGCACAGAGCCGATTAAATCCCCCTTAACCCGGCTGACGATTTCCGGATAGGATTTTCGCGAAAATCCTGTAATTTTTCCCATTAACCCACCTCAATCGCTTCAGAAACCGGAACCTCGTAAGAAAAACGGCTCCCGTTTTTGAGAACCGCACTTACTTCCACACGTATCCTGTAGATACCTTCTTCAAGGGCTCTCCAGGCCCTGACATCGAAGCTGAGAAAATNCCCATCCNCCNCCAGCCACTTTAAAGCTTCCTCTACATACCCCCTGGCCCGCACAACCAGATCTTCTGTTATGATCTCCCGGCTGAGAAGCCAAAGCCGTGACCCGAATTTTCTCCCCGGCTTTGAAAGATAGCTGTCCATCCAGACACCATTTTTAGAACCAGCCCCATCCGGAAGCCGGTCGCCCTCCTCAGCGCGTCTCCAGGTAAAAAGAGAGCAAAGCACCAGATCAACGGCCTCCTGTATTGACCCGTATTCAGAGGTTTGCAGATCCGCAGCTCCATCCGAAAGCTGCGACGATATATCAATCAGGCTTGATTTACTGGCGAGATAAACAGTTAATTCCGTCATCAGATTTCCTCATGATCATGCTCAGGCGGCGATATATTTTCATTTACACCGGGAACAACATTTCCGGTTTTCCAGACATCGACCCACCAGGCAGATCCATCACATGCCCAGTCCTCACCATAACCGAGGACATCCCAATGAATGCGTTTCCGGGCATGGGTTTCAATTTCATCCGCTTCAAAACGGATCTTTTCGCCATCCATCCAGATCGATGATGTGCCGCACCGTAGATCAAGAACATCGGCTCGACCGACCATCAAGCGCAGCCCACCAGAACGGGTAAGCTGGAGCCGATGCAATGCCCCCGAAGCTTCCGCGACCGGATCATCAAGATCTGAATAGATCGCGGCGTCCCCAGATTTCAAGGCACCTCCGCGCAACTCAAAACGTCGATCACCAACCACGACAACCACCCGGTGATCTGGATCGACCTCAAGAATAATCCCCTCAGCCCCCTTGCCCCCCGCCCCCACTGTAACGGGCTTTGCAGCAAAGCCGTAGGACTGAAAGTACTCCAGCCCCTCTTTAACCTCATCAGCCCTCACAGACAGTTGCAATTCCTGTCTCCGCAAGGCCGTATTGACGGCAAGAACTGTGCCGCGAAGCACCATGTTCGAGACCCGCCGCCGGAGCCGATTAATAACGGTTTGAATTGACATTTAACCTCGCTTCAGGGGCTTTACGTCTCGCCACATATTAAGAGTTTCTGCACCTGATACGGGCTTTGGATCAAAACTTTCAGCGGGTTGTAGAGATATCTCGCTATAACGACTTTCGCCGTCAGCCACAAAAGACAAGGACGAACCCAGCATCTCAAACCGCCCGGAACTGAGATAATGATCTTCAACCGGAATCAGCAGATCAACATCCCAGAGCGCGCCATAGGGCGATTGCCGCCAACCTATGACCTTGAAAGAGGCCTCCTGAGCCCTACCCGCTGCGCGGGAAGCTTCCCAATTTCCAATTTTTCGACAATCATCGGACGTTGCCGCCCCATCCGCCAGCATCAACTTAGGCCTGTAACGCCCCACCGCTTTATCAGAAATCACCGCGAAGGATTGCGCAGCCTCTTCCCCATAGACCTGATCATCTCCAGATTGCTGGCCGGAAACGCGGAGCTCCGAGAACCGACCGCCTGTTCCAAACTTCCCCCGACCTGCCTGGATGTTGTTTCTTCCTCGCCGTTCCGGGTCACTGACACGCTGTAACGTGCCTTGAGCGCGGCGCTTGCCAACGCGGGCAAGGCGGATATCTCCCCCCGGCGTGTCGCGCGCCAGAAGCGAGCGCAGGCGGCACAACCTTTCGATACATTCATAAACGGTTTCGCCCTTTTCAATTTCAAAGTTATCTATCTTCTCGCCAGTTCCTTCAGCAGGAGAAAACACCCTGATCCCAAAAGGCGCACAAAGGTCTCGAATAATGTCTTCGATCAGAACCTCGCTCCACTGCCCCGGCGCGTTAATCGCAGAACAGTCAACCAAATCACCCGCGCGGGACCTGCCGACAAGATCAACACCATCCTCCTGATAACCAGCCGCAGGAGAAACCTCTTCGATCCAGCCGGTTAAAACAACATCATCGCCGATCCGGACAACAACAGAAGCCCCGACCGGATAGGACAGGTCACCGCCATCAGGAACCTTGCGACCGATAAAGACCGAAAAGGCTGACGCAAGCTGGTCAATTCCCCGCGTAATACGCACCCGTTTCCACCCCCGAAACCGTTGGCCATCGATCTCCAGGGAAATATCATCACGGACCTCCCGGCCACTGCTCGGATCGATTACAGAAGACCAGACCACATCACTCATCGCTCAAGAACCTCCAGAGCCCGGCCAGAAGGACAAAATAACGGGTCCCCCAAACCATTCCTTGAAATCACCTCATCCGTCCGATCAGCATCGCCGTACAGTTCATACGCCAAAGCGACAGCCGGTCGCTGCGCGGGAAGCCGTACACCTGTAATCCGGGCCAACCGCCCGGCCCGCTCAGTGATATTCCCCAGCATCGCCGTCCTGACAGAGGAAAGAACTGTAAATCCGGCATCATCAAAAGGCTCTCCATTCACCGGAGACCCCGCCTCGTTCATAATCTGGGACAGATTATCCGCCAGAAGCTTGCGAACAGATTGCGCCTGGTCATAGCTATCCAGCTTCATTCGGGCCGCACAACGAACGGCGTTCGCAACAGATACCTGCCGCACCAATGAAACAAAAGCGCTTCGATTACCCTGCTCAACCCGTCGTGACGGTGCCAGTCCGGCACCAGCCGGGACAAGATCCCCAAACCCGGAAAGGGCAACAAATCCCTCATATGACTGCGCAGCCTGAACCGGATCTTCAGGAACACCCAGATCTCCTATCAAGGCCGCAACCCGTCCGGCCAGATCTGACGGCCTGGCGATCACAAATACGTCTGACAAGGCATCGACCCGATCCGGGAAATCACTCTCCACAAACCCGGCGGTTAATCCTTCATAAACAGGCTGCTCAACGACAGGCATAACCTCTCTCAAACCAATCAGGACATCAGAAAAATCACCGACCATTTCCTGAGCAGAAAGCTCGACATAATTAGGAACCCCCTTAAGGGAAAACCGTTGAGAAAAAGCCTCAATTGAAGAAGCCACGAGTTTCCCCGCCGCATCATCAACCGACCTGCCGCCAGAAGCATCCGCGAAGGGATAAAGATCTTCACCACTCTCATCAAAATTGATCGCAAAATGAGCGACACCCCCGGCATCTGCCCCTTCAACCAAGGTCCAGGACCGCGCGACAACCTTCCAAGAGCCTCCATAAGGATCAACGTAAATCCCGAAACCCGGCTTTCTAAGCGCTTGAATAAGACGGTCGCGGTCCTGGTCATAATCATCACCGACAACATAAGCCTGGACATCAAAAATCTCGAATTTACGCCCCAGATCCTGCCCCTGAGGCTCCTCACGATCTGCGAACTGGTGCGTCTCCCCTCGGCGACCACCAGAAAGCGTACGCTTGAGCACACCAAAAGGCACCCCACGCCATGACGCAGGCTGTAAACGCTCTTCCCAGGACATATAAAACCTCTATCGGGTTATCTGTGAAAGTGTAGAAGGGGCAAATCCACCTGTACCAGATGGGCTAGCCTTTAAAGCAGCGACGTACGAACTCTTTATTTCACCGCCCTTGGCCGTTGTAAGAGCCCGATCAAGACGGCTTATAAAGTTCTCCCTCAATCTCGTAGCAGCGACACGCTCCGCAACCGCCTCAAAATTGAATTTTCGATCTATCTTGACCTCATCCTTGATCGAAAACAGCCTAACAATCGGGAGCCTTGACGCCCCAGAGCGGATAAAAATACCGCTACCACCCCCAGGAAGGTTATTCAGCAAAAACGGCTTAGGATCCGCCCGCCCTTTACCTCGTTTTTTGGGCTTTCTGGCACTTGATATCTTTCGCATCAGCGCCCTTGGCTTGAGGCCTTTTTGTATCTTCCCGGAGAAGACACCACCCTGACGCGCTGCAAGCGTAGGGACAAAACGCCCCGAACTGGACTTAGCCCGAAGAGTGCCGCCTTCACTATGCAACGCCAGACTGTCATGAAGAGAGCCCAGACCAGCAACAGGATTGCTTTTTGTTGCCTTCTCAACCCGAAAGCCGCCCGACCATTCCCCACGAATGGTAAAAACATCACCAACATGATCAACAACCGCCTTTCGCGCTTCAAATGCGGTATCGTTCAGGGCGGCTGACAGAGCAAAAGGGAGCTGCGTCTTTTCCAGATCCGTCAATTTATCGATAATCGTCGGTATGTTGTCCTGAAGGCTCAAATCAAACATTTAGTACCCCAACCCGGCCAAGCTGCCACCCGTATCAAGATCAAGCCCCAGACGATCAGACGATGACTTCTCAACCGCCATTCCCGCCGGTGCATTTTCAAAGCGCACCTTGATTTCACCCTTACCAAGATCGCCGCCACGCCTTGACTCACGGCTATTCGCCGCTTGCTCGGAAACCACCGACCGAACAGATCCCTCAGATCCGGCACCGCTATTCACAACTGCGCCAAAACCGGGGATCATTTCTTTAAGCCACTCCGGAAAAGCCGAGGTTAATCCCTTGATCTTATCCTCGATCAAACTGCCCAGATTAAAAGATCCGGATATCCAGTCCAACAACCCGACAGCACTATCCCAAAGCAGCGTAAAAGGATTGAACTCCCTGACAAGCGCCGCCAGACCAACAAAAAAACCCTTGTCAAAAGCAGATTTGACAACTTCCCATTTCTGGACCAGATACCCCATAATTTCTCGCCAGTTCGCAAAAACGGCAATTAGACCCACGACAGCCAGAGCGATCCAACCGATGGGAGTTGCTAGAATTATGGCCCCGACCGCACTAAATGCAGCACTTAAAGACGCGAGCCCGGCAACCAGGAAAGGCAAAATCGCAGCCCCCAGAGGAACCAGCAGCCCCCCCAGAAAAACAAGAGAATTAATCATCAAGGGAATAATGCTCGCGCCCAACGAGAGCAAAGCCGTACCGACAGAAATAACCGAAGCAACAAGCGGAGCCATTGAAATCGCAGCCAGGCCTATCAGGACAACCTTCCAGCCCCCAACCCAATCAACAGCGGATTTGACCGAAGTGATAAAGCCCGAGATTCCTTCCAGAACCAACCTGAAATCAATCTTGGCGAGGCCATCAGAAATTTCCTTAACAACCTCACCGATTTTACCCGCAATCACTTCGCGATTTAAGATCAACCACTCTCGCAACTGCTCCATCAATGGTTTGAGAACAGGTAAAAGCTCTGCACCGACAGCATTGCTTACCCCCTTAAAAGCCCAGGCAAGCCGCGCCTGCTCATCCGCAAATTCTTCCGCCGCTTTCGCGTTTTCTTCAGTCAGAAGACCATAGCGCCGGGCTTCTTCAGATTGCTCACGGAGTGCATCAGAGCCCTGTTCCAACAGGGTGATCATCTTGATCCCGCGACCGCCAAACAACTCAGCCGCCATGGAAGAGCGAATTGCCGCGTTTTCATTCCCCTTGAAGGCATCAGCCAACTCAGGCATCACATCAACAGCATTGCGAACATTGCCGTTCATATCCCGCAGAGAGACCCCCAGTTGATCAAAAAGCTCGGCTACTTTTTTATTTTTACCCGAAGCCGCATCAGCAAGCCTAAGGTTAAGCTGCCTGGTGTTTTGCTGAACCTCCTCCTGAGACATCGAAGCCCGATCTGCCCAGTAGTTAAGCTGCTGAAAACCCTCAACCGACACCCCCAGCTGACGGGACAACTTTCCGGCGGCATCCCCGGCAGAAACCATCCCTGTAACCGCCTTCCCTAGCCCCGCAACTAAGCCGGCACCCGTCAACAGAGACAAAGGCCCGAAAGCCCCCATCAACTTCGACCGTAGATTTCCAAGCGCCCCACCCAATCGCCGAACACCCCCGGCAACCTTGTGGAAACCGAGCGTTCGACCAATGTTTGAAATCTGCCCCCTGACAGAGCTCAAAGATTTTCCGACTTTTCGGATTGGGTTTGTCGCATCCCCAAGAACCTTGAAGGCCATAAATACACTGTATTTTTTGCTTGCCACGACCACCTCCAAAAACGGCAAGAGGCCCTAGTTTTTATCCAGGGCCTCAATACCTTCAACAATATCCTTGAAATCAACAATCGTTAGCTCCCGGACCTTATCCGGGAGCCACCGCATTCTCAGACTGATCCAGACTACAAGTCCTCGCCAGCCTCTTGGGACTCCCCCATTTCGGACGAGAACCACTCAAATAAAACTTTGCAGTTACGCCCAGGCATTTCATCAACCGCTTTTGCAGGGATGTTAACCACCAGCTTTTTGACGATATTCAGAACCTCCCCCAGAACAGGACGTTCGGCAGATACTGAATGCAGATGCTTTAGCTTGAGCGGCCTCAGCTCAATAACGTCCACTTCAATCGTCTCCTCAACACCACCAGACCGCTGCTGTATTGAAACGGCCACTGGCAACTTGATTGTCGTATTTCCCATAATCAGAACACCTCTTTAAGAGAAATGCCCTCAAAACGGGCCGTCAAAGAATTTTTCGTCGGATCAGGTGAAGCCTGACCAATAAAAGTACCGTTTGAGAGGGTCACAACGCGATCAGCACAGGACAACAAGACCGTGACATTACGCTTTCTCACGGAAGACACCGGCACCCCTTCCCCGAGATATACAACCGCCTCAATAAAGGGTGCCGCCCCCTTGGTGGTATCCCCCACTTTCCCCCGTTGCCCCAGCAAGCTCTCATACTCGACAGCCTGATCAGAATAGCTTGCGCTATCGCCGACATCGAACGAAACACCATCAATCTCGATGCTCTCAACACCCGCCACAACTGGCATATTCGCATCCTTTCTTTATGCTGCGAGCAGTGAACTTTCGTCCCACTGCAATGAGAAGCCGACCTGAATAGCACCAACCATAAGACCGTTGGTAAGATCCGGCGCGTAACGGATATTAATCCGCTGAGGATCCTGAGGATCACGTGAAACGATCAGAAGTCGTTCAAAAGCATCCTTGTTTTCAACCAGGCCCTGAAGCATCAGCTCATCATAGTGAGCAACAAGCGTCGCTTTGATTTTTCGGGGAGAGGTTGAAGGAATTCCTTCTGCAATCGGCGTCCCGTCATCCACCAGGATCACCCGCCGGGAGATAAACTTCTGATAAACAAGAAACCCGAGTTGGCGGTTGATACGCCGGATCTGGGCAGGCGTATTAATATCAAGAAAAGCACTGTCTGGCTGACCGTAAGTGTTTTTCTGATACGTAGTTACCCCGCGCTCCACAAGAACCGTCCCTTGAGGGCTGGCTTTACTGGTCGCAATCCCGCTATACAGCAGGGTATTACGATCAGAAAATCCCATCCGCAAAGCCTTAGCCGGAGCTTCTTCTCCGACCAGCTCGAGATCTTGTAGCGGTCTCGCCGGATGGTTCTCCAATGCCCGCGAAGCAACCGCCACATAACGAGCCGCCCGCACGTAGGCTGGCGCAGACGCACCGAAAGTCTCCATCACCGATAGATAGGGGTTATTGCGCTGAGCGGAAAAACTCAACAGTTCATTCGGCGACCCCCGCCGGGCCGAGAAAAATAGGCTCCACAAGGCCGTAATAGGATGCCACCGGCGCGCGCCCTCATCCCGCATAGCATCAAGAGTCGCATCACCGGTCCAAGGGAAGCAGATATAATCAAAAACCTCATCACCAATCCCGGCGATCAAAGGCGTAACATCAGGATCGATTAGGCCACCGGACATATAACCGTCATCTACCTCGGCAATCGCTATACCCTCAGGCAAACGCTCACCTTCAAACACCCCACGCCGATTGATCTCAACCCGATAATCATTCCCTGTCAGCCCCCCATGATCATAGGTGATCGTCAAGACCCCCGCCGCCGCTGCCGCACTTACGGGAATGTTTGCTTTTGCATTGATCGCCGCAGCCGCTGCGGTCGCAACCGCCACCGCAGTATCCCCAACAGCAACGCCTACAGAGGCAAGCCTTTCAGCAGAACCGCCGCCGAGATAAAAAACAAAGACCCCTGCTTTGGTTGCGGTCCCGGAAAAGGTCCGGGTTAAGGACGCTTTGGCAGAGCCACCAGCATCATCAGCGGCAACAGCATAAAGAGTTGAGGTTTTGTTTCCGCGCCGAAATTCAACAATCATTTCGTGAAGCTGGCTCCCGGCCCCAAACAATTCAGAAGCAGCATCCCCGTGATCACCGGGAATAAAAACCACTTCGCCCGCCGGTTGCGTTCCGGACGCCAGCTTTTGCCCCATGATCAACACTGGCTCGACAGAGCTTGAAAGCCCGGCAAGAGACGGATCAACCTCAGCATAAACGCCCGGCACCCGCAGATTGGAAGGGACCAGATTAAAGGCCCCCGAAGTCATGATCTGTGTATCCACAACTTACCCTTTCTTCTCATCTTTTTTTGAGACAACCGGAACAAGATCGCCGAAACGACCGCCAGCCGATCCGCCCGCACGAACAGAAGGCAGAAGCGCCAATACACGCGGATCCGCCAGATCCTCGTTCGACAGTGTAAATTCCCCTCCCGGAAATGGCTTGCCCGTCCTGGGGTTACTAACGACAAAAGGCCGCTTGGCGTCTCCGCTTGCGACCTTTGCCGGATTGAGTTTAACTTTCACGTCAATCCTCCTCAGATTGAATAATTATTTCGGCCTCATTTCGACCTTCCGGCCCCGTCGTAAACGGCCCGCCCCCCGGATATTTTTCAGAGGCGCTATCCGGATCACCAACTCGATCAAAATGATCAACAAGATCAACACCCAGATGAACAGATTTGATAGGCAGATCAGCATTCCTGATATCAAATTGTTGCTGAGCCCTAGGTTCGACCGTAATGGTCAGCATCTCACCAACCGACGGAACAGATCCCCGCTCATCCCTGAATTGCTTTACCTCCCATTCTGGCACAGCCTGCCACAAGCCCAACCAGACGGGATCTCCGTAAAGAGCGTCGAGAACCCTATCCACAAGCATTCCTGCAAGCAGATCCCACTTTTCACAGGATGACGAAAAGGCAATCTCGATCACCAGGGAAACATCCATTTGAAATTGACCGCCCTTGGGAGTAACCCGTTTCGACCGCTCCCCAGGGGCATAGACCGAAACAACACCCAATCTCAGATCTTCTTCTGTTGGATTATGTGCCCTTGACCGATAGATCCGGTCATCAGCAACCCTGGACAAACGTAACCGACGCTCAAGATCCACAAGTATTTCACCGCGCGAGACCAACTTTGTCATTTTCAAGCCTTGTGAAGTAGAAGCCAGCAGCCACCCTGTCCATCGGGATTACGATCCCGCACACGGTAACGATCACCGCGTATGGTCAACACATCACCCCGTTCCGGCACCACCACCAACTGATCAAGATCAACAAACAATGCGGGGGAGTACCCAGCTACCTCAGCACCGTCAGAACCCAGATCAAGAACTTCACGCTGGGCCTCAAAAACCCCCCTGATCTCAAGAGGTCCACCCACCCGATCAAGAATAATAGAGCTGGAAACAGGGTCTTCGCCAAAGACGTCAAGCACCGCAGAGTTAACCTCTTTAGCGATGTCAATCAGGGACATTATCGCCCCCATCGGAACCATGGGCAGAACTAGCGGCATCCCAGGCATCACGCTCTTTAGCCGTTACAGCGTAACCAAGCAGGCCGGACAAGGCATTCACAGAAGGTTTTCCATCCGCCGTAAAATCTTCATCTTGATCAAGATCCAGCACAGCTTTTGAAATGGCATCCATCAGAGCTTGCCCTGACGGCTTGATAACTGCCGGAGCAACAACGGCCACAACACGAGGACCAGTTGAAAGTTCAACGGCACCATTTGCCAACAGGCCCTCTGCCTCACTGTCAGTCAGATCAAGCTCTTCACCAGGCTTAACCTCAATCGGCTTTTTTACCGTTCCCATTTTCAGGAAAACTTTTGCGATATAAGTTTTTTTTGTCGCCATAAAACGATCTCCACAAAAAGAAACGAGCGGCAAAAGCCGCTCGATTTCTTAAAAATATTTATACAAACTTATTATTGATTCAGCTTACCGAACCCGGATAAAACCCGACCCGTTAGGACGATACGGCACAACGAGTGGAGCCGATTGAAGCAAAAGCATCCGAGCTGAAGGGTTCTTCTCCAACCAAGACTTTGTAAAATAGCGCATTGCCGAATATTGCGCCTCCTCATCATGCACCATCCCGTAACAACGGGTTCCCATCAGTCCATCCACTCCGCCATCAGCCGCAACAATCACACCATACTCAGGAATAAGCCGCTCAATCAGTTTAGTTTCTGGATTAACGTAAATGTCATTCCCAACCCAGATATCGAAAGTTCCAATTTTCCCCTTATGAACAAATTTTTTTGATCCCTGCCCCCGCGCTTCAGGCCCGACACGAAGCATTTCCCCTCCACGAGATGCATCAGCCTTGATCATCTCAATTACATCCGGGTCTTTACGGAATAATTTCCATGCATTCGCATCCATCACCACTACATTCGGCGTCACCCCGCTGATCTCAGAAATGTCTCCTGCGAAATCTTCGATATCATCCATAGGAGAAACACCAGCTTCACCCCAACGCAGCGCACCCACAAGCTGCCTGGTTAAACTTGGATCACGCCCGAAATCAACAACCCTTGTCGGCATATCCTCACCAACAACAGTCACGGATCCACTGACAAGAACAGATGCCATCATCACCTCTTCGCGACGCCCAAGCCTTGCCAATTGATCAACCAGATCAGACTTCAAGTTCATCTTGGCCCTGTCAGCATTTGACAGAGTCCCTCCGATCTTTTCCCCAATCATTCGTTTCACGACCCTTTTTGCATCGTGCCGACGAAGATCCTTCACATAAGCAGGAGTAAAGACCTTGGTTGAAAACCCTTGGCCGCGCTGAACCTTTCCGGCCACCAGCGGACTGACAAACGGGGCAAGCTCAGGCTTGCTTTCGTCCACATCAAAATGAATCTCATCGGTTTCCTCCACCTGCTCTAGCGGTGCGAAGGTGTCCAACAAGAAAGACGAAGGCTGATCAAGATTGGCGACCACTGCCGCCAGCACACCGATATCATAGATATCCATTGAACTCTCTCTTTATAGAAATTTGAAAAGATAAATCAGGGAAAACTATCCCAGATAAATAGAGAAGCGCCGAAGCTCCGCTTTCAGATCTGGCGTCACAGTTAAATCCCCCAGATCGAGCCCTTCTTGTGCATACTGGCCCGTCCGATAAACCAGAACCTCCTGCACACCAAGATCACTCACATCATGAGCAAGCACAGCATCCGGAACAGCACCGCCAGTGACAGCAGCTTGAGTAACTCGAACATAATCCGCGCCACCGACACTCACCAAAAATGCCCCACGCTTCAAAACGACCGTGACGTTCGCCTGAACCTTTTCACTCACAACAGGAAAATCCCCGGAGAAAATTTCTTCCGGATCATACCGACCAGCTTCTTTAAATTTTGGATTCACGTTTCCAGCCCCCTTATAGATTCACAATGGAAGCGGCAAGCTCTGCAACGGTCTTCCCGCCCGCAGAATCATTACCACCCGACCCAATTGACGGCTGGTCTTCTGAGGACATCACATCCGCAAGAGACCGCCCTTTTTTTTGCACTGCCGGTGAACTAGACAAAATTCCAGTAGCGACCTCAGCAGACACATCCGTTTTCAAAGCCAGATGACGCGCCAAAGCACCTCGCCCTTTAGCGGCAGGGCAATCCATAATCGCGACGATACGAGATCGCTCGGCAGCTGCTGACTTTTTACCCTCAGCCTCAGCCCCCTCATCATCATCCACTTCTTCTTCATCCACCCCATCTTCATCAGCAGAGGTTTCAGATTGATCCTCATCAGACGCCTCCGAGGAAGTCCCACCTTCTCCCTCCTCTTCTTCGTCGTCGTCGTCGTCGTCCTCTTCCTCAGCATCATCACTGTCGATATCTTCAGCCAAAATACTCGCAGCAAGCGACGAAGCAGAAAGTTCCTCCCGCCCAGCCGAAACCGCCCCTCTGCCAAGAGGGTTCAATTTCTTTTTCATTTCATTCTCCAGAAAATTTAAGAACTCTCTTCCTCAAGAGAGAAAACGAAGTCTCGAAGTACCTCCGAAAAGGACGCGACCCCATCTATCAACCCACCCCCCAAAGCCTTATCACCTCGGAAAGTTTTGGCCTCAGTCGCCAAAATCACTTCTGGCGACAACCCGCGACCAGCAGCCACGGTATCAATAAATATTTTCCTGGTAGCCTCAAGCTCCACCTGAACATCTGCCCTCACCTCATCCGGTAACGGTTCATAGGGATTCCCATCAACTTTATGAGATCCCGCATGGATCATCGTTACTTGAAACCCCTTCGATGAAAGCGCTTTACTAACATCTGTATGGATCATCAACACCCCGATTGAGCCGACAATTCCAGTCCGAGAAGTCCACAGATACCCCGCAGACGCCCCGATTGCATAAGCCGCTGAACAAGCCTGCTCATTTGCTACCGCCCAGATTGGTTTTTCTTGACGAATTTGCTGGATATAATCGCAAAGATCAAAGCAACCAGAAACCTCTCCGCCACCGCTATCAATATCAATCAATATCCCACGAACTGAAGGATCCGCCATTGCATCCCGAAGCTTGACCTCTATCCCATCATACCCGGTCATCCCGGAAACAGGATCCAGATAACCGGATTTATGAACAAGCGTCCCCGTAATCGGGATGTAAGCAATACCTCCATTCAAAATTTCAAACGAACGACGTTCGCCAACCTCAGTAAAACCTGAGGCTTTCATTTTAAGAGCCTCCGAAGAAATCTTTGCCCCTTGGTATTCAAGGGAAATATCTCCAAAATGTGAGGTTAACGCGCCAAGCACGACCTGAGCACGGCTCGGCTCCATTAGCAGCGGACAACAGTAAAGACGGCTAGCAATGTGATGATAACTTCTCACTCTTCCGCCTCCTTATCTTCTTGATCAAGATCTGATCTTGGCACGATAGCCATCCCTACTTCGAGCATCCCCTCAAGATTAAGAGGAGGGAGACCAAGTTCCTTTAAACGGGCCTGTTCTCTCTTCAGCTGCTCAAGCACCTCTTCCCAGTCGCGACCCTGCTCTGAACACTCAGCCTCCAGAGTAGACAAACCAGACGCAATCCGGATCCCTGCTGCCTGAGCCTCCTTAACCGGATCGATCCACCCGCGACCCGGCCCATTAAACCGGGCAGAACACCAGGCCGATTTAGCCTCGTAAAACGTCGGAGCTCCTGCTGGAATACTCAGCATCCCCCTATCAAAAACCTCTTCCAACCAAAGCGCATAACACTGCTGATAGAAGTAAGTTGAATAGAATGTCAGCTCTCCACGCGAGAACTTCCAGGCTTCAAGTAGGCTTGCTCGAGCAGAAGAATAATTTGTTTTTGAGTAGTCTCGAGAAACCTGTTCAAATGAGCGCCCCAATCCTGCCGAAATTCTCCTAAGAACCGCCGCTTCGAAAACAGCAAAACTCTGGTTATTTCTGGAATTTGAAAGAAGATTAAACTTCTCACCAGGCAGGAGCTGAGGGATCTTGACACCATCCAGAGTAAACTCTTTCTTCTTGTGCCAGGCTTGGCGTTGAGCAGCCTGATCAAGAAGAGCAATCGGATCATCGTTATCATCCAACAGATCCCGATCATAAGGGCTCTCGATTACGGCTGCAAAAATAGCATTAATAACATTCGATTGAGCCTCGGCCCTCTCATATGTATCAAGCATCTTTACGGCCTCAATTATAGAGGCCGTCCCAGGCTCACCTCTGGTCATCCCTGGACGAATAACCTTAAAGGAGTGGATAACCCTTTTACGCCCCCATTCAGTTGCCCTCGGAACCCGCACCCATTCTTGCAATGGCGAAGATAAATTATATAAATCCCCAGGATGAGATTTCTGAAAATGATATGCCAGAGGCTCTTTATATTGCCCCAGCTCCACACCCCCGCGAAGAAATTCATCATCCACCCGACCATTAGGATTGGATAGAACATCTGGCTCGATTAATTCAAAAGCCGTTGAGAAATCGCCACCCCGCCCAGGGAGCCACCTTGGAAGGCACAGGATCTCACCCGTCTGAGATCCCATCCAATAGACTGTCTGACAGAGACCATGAAAATTCTGACGAAGAGAAGCGTCCACATAAAAATCAGGATCTTCTGTATAACCACGCCAAAAGCCTTCTACTTCCCGAGCAATCCGATCAGCATCTTCCGAAGTGATCCCCAACACCCTATGATCAGGAGTAGCAACAAGCCGAGGCGCGCGAGGCCCAACAACATTGTCCTCACCCGCCTGAAAAGCCCCCCGTACGAAACCATTGTTTCGGGCAAGATCCCGAGTACGGGCAACAAGACTATCCCGGCTATACAAAATAGTAGCATCAGGGGAAAGATTTACAGGGTTGTAATCGCTTAACTCACGGGTTACCGCAGACGCGCCGCGATAACTCTCGTTCCGCCCAACAATATGAGCCATCGGCTTCATCGGTTGCCCATTGAGATCCAGTATTCGAGATGATCTCATAGGCTGAACCTCGGTGAAGTTGGGCCTTTTTTGAAAGAGCCCAAGGCAATTTTAATTTCTGTAATTCTTTGTTGAATATCGGCCATATTTGCGGCCTGAAAACTGACAGAATTACCGTTAAAGGAAACACTGGCACGAGAAGCACCCGTTAAAATTTTGGTTCTCGCAAATTCCAAAGCCCTCAATTCAGCCTCAAGAGCTTGTTTGTCCAGTGCCATCTTATAACTCCATCAGCTTTTCCAAGGTCGTCTTCTTACTAGAAGACGAAGGGCCAAGCGTTTTCACACTTGGCCCCACTTCAACTCTTTCCAAAACTTCGCTCGCCGGCGGAGAAGACACATAGCTGTTTTCGTCCCAGCTCTTTGCCCAATCTGGCGGAGCATCCCATTTAATCGTTTCATCTTTCAACAAAGCGGAACCAACCCGATTATAGACGTGGAGATCAAATGTCTCGTTGCGAACCCCCGGCACAGGCTCCCAACCCTTAGCTCCTCTTCTCTCCCCCAAGGCTTCTGCAAAGAAACTATCCGAAAGATCCTTAGAATGATGAATGTAACCAGGCCCCGGATCCATCCGGCAAAGATCACCCCACAAACCATCTTTAAGAATATTGGTACCAAGAAGATAAACCGGGATTTCTCCGTTTGCGTTCGCTCGCCGGTCTTTTCGGTTGCTGTCCGGATAGGTCAATCTGAAGCGTGCCGCAGTGGTCGCCTTGTCCCCTTTTAAAAGAACAAAACGCCTGCCCAATCGCGCCCGCTTCATCTTCCTCCAAAATCGATAAGCGTTTTCGGTAACCCCCGCTTCCCCAGAACTATCCGTCCCTGAGATTCGTACTGTCATCCTCCGGTCCGATCCATCGGATAAAGGATAACTCTTGAGAATCATTCCGTTCACCAGAACGCTCCAGTCCTCAATATAACCAGCCGGATCAAGGGGCAAAGGATCACCATCCTCATCAACCCTTTCGGATTTAGTGAGGTTGAAACGATCTATCACCCAACGCTCTCGCTCAGCTCCCCAACCGACAACCTGGACAACAAACATTGATTTCTGAACATCCGCGAAAGCCGTAAGGTACCTGACACCTTTTGGGACAACCCCCAAAGGATAATCCTCTGCTCTTTCTTTAAGATCTTCAGCAGTTATCGCGTTTTCTTCTCGAAGAGCAATCGGCAAATATGAACGACCCTGATCAACATTGATCGTCGTTTTCATTGACTCTTCTTCGCCAGTGCGCCGGTAATCTTCAACAGCCGTCAACCACTTAACAACCAGATCGCGCCACGACTGGAAACCCGCCGCAGTTCCTTGAAGATGAAAGCTGGCGATATTTGACCGCCTGGCCTGCCCCTTTAATTCACCTTCTTTTGTTACATGACAGCCTTCAGGAACCCATTTACCCCTCAGGTTCATCTCATATTTTTCTGTTTGGGAAATCCTGAATGCACAACAAGGGCAGACCATAACCACAGTATCGGCACGATCCAGCACACCACCTTCAGGAGCCCATTTCAGATCACTGAAAGAACCTTCAAAATACTCACCACAATTCGGGCAAGGCCACCACCATCGACGTCGATCACCGCTGTTATACAAAGAGGCGATCCCCGGCGCAGGAGCGACCTCGTGACTTCCGGGTGTCTCTCTCCAACGTCCATCAATAATCAATTCTCCAGGAGAACTTTCGGCCAAGCATACCCCGCGAGATCCAAACGTCTGAGTACGCTTTACGCCCATTCCAAAGGCTTCACCCTGGCCGTCAATATTTCTAGGAAACCGATCATAATCCGTCATCAACACCCAGGGAACTGACTTACCTGACAACATTGTTTGTGAAGGCCATCCGAAGATGACACTCATACCGTTGCTGTATCGCTTCTCTTGAGCATTATCGTTTGAGGATCCAGCCATCAGTCTATCTTTAAGAGCCCGGCTGGCGTTGTGCATCCCGTCAACTTTCTCTTTCACAAACTCTCGAGCAACCGCCTGACTTGTTTGGATAACAAGCATATTTCCGGGATCGGATGTAACTCGATAATTAATTCCGTTAAGAATTAAAGCGTCGGTTTTTCCTGTTTGTGCCGGCCCCATAAAAACAACGCCAGGAAAGGCCCGACTATTAAGCATGTTAGCGGGTTCAACCATGTAAGGGGTAATGTCATTGCTCCAATCCCCGACGACACCCCCGCCTCTGTTGTTAAGTTTTCGAAACTTTGCCGCCGCCTCTGAAACCATTATTCGAACTGGTGGCTCGAGGGATACAAAACACCTTTTCAGAACCGTTGAAACAGAACAAAAATCAGGAATTGGCTTCTTCAGGATTGACCTCGGATTTCGTAAAATCTCCGGATCCATCTTTTAAGAACTCCAAATTGTTTAAAGCCTCAACCATTGAAGCCTGATAGATATCAATTTGATCCTGGACCCTCGCTACATGATCAGCAGCGAGAAAACAGCGCTTCTCAAGAAAGTCTGGTAGAGCCTGAAGCTGCTCGGAAACTGCCCGAAGCACATCCATTAAAGCGCTTTCAACATCTGAGACCCGAACCAACCGCCCCATCTGTTCTTCAATTAATCTCCTCTCACGAGCCAGATTAAGCAGCTCTTTGTATTGCTTTGGATCAATTGACAGATCCAGATCTTGAAACGAAGAACCCATAAGATCGAGCCTGGTCTGCCCGATCATTCGATCACGCTCAGCAGCCTCCCGAGATTCTTTCTGATCCTGCCCTTTCTTCCAGGCAATGCAGGCATCCAGATCAAATTCATAAGACTTTCCGTTCGTCCCTTTCGAAACAAACGGCATGCCGTTTTCAATCCAGTTATCGACCGTTGGCTTTGAAACATTAAACGCACGCGAAATTTGTTCTTTATTGAGCGTTAATTTCGCAGTTTCAACAACGGCCTCCTCAGCCATATCCTTCACCTAAGATAAACAACAATGAAAAAGTAAAGTCCCAAAAAACATAGAATATCTGCCACTTACCTCGGTGCGCGTTACCCGTGAGAAGATTTGTTAGGCGCAGAGGGACCCATTGATTGGGTCATCGGATCTACACCAATGCGCCAACAAGAGATCAACCCGACGTTTGGAGACCGAAAGCAATAAGCTCGCTATACCTCAACGGCCCTCTGCGCCTAACAAATCTTCCAACTTAAAAGAAACGGGATGATCAAAAGACCATCCCGCCAAGTCAACCAACAGGGAGACAACAAGGGAGTTGCCCATAGTCCACCCCGAACCTGACAACGGGGCGACGGGGCGACGTATCCCGCCTGACAACGAGACACAAAAAAAGCCCGCCTAAGCGAGCTAACTGGTAGCCGGAGTTTAACCCGGCAGGAACATGATCTCCTCCATCAAAAGAGAAAGCCGCAATTCCTATGCGACACACCTTTGAAATAGAAAACGCCCGGAAAGGAAATCCTTCCGGGCGCAACTCTGTACCAATGTCATAAATAGCTATCGAATTTTGTCAGATCTGTAAACCCCGCCGGAAATATTTTTTCTTCTCGGTCCAGCCTAACCGAGATCGTATGAAGAGCATTAGCATACACAACCCCTGATAAATGCTGGCGTGAGCGCCCGTCTACCCCTTTTATTTTTTTCCACGAGAATCCAAGCATTCTCATGAAGAGAATCCGACGATTTTTTTCAGGAGCAATCATCATCATCCAGGGAAAAGCTTCTTCAGCCTGTTTGAGTTGACGCGCAGAAGGACGTTGACGGTACGGCTCATCATCCACAGCATCGATCAGATCTGTTATCGACCGCACCACCTGAGGCATGGATGATTTTGCCCCAGAAGGCACATCCCGGCTGCTCAATCCCTGAGACATCAGAGCGGCAATCGCCGACGCCAGAACCCGCTCAACCAGATCAGGAGACCAGACACCATCAAGCACTTCCGCCCGATCTTCAATTCGCCCTCGAACATAAAACGGCCTAGCCTGAGGCTTTTCCAAAGGCTTCAGTTCCTCCCACTGCATTACCACAATCCCCCGTTTCTTTTTGCCATAACCGTTAACGAATGCATCGCCTGATCTATAACCTCTTGCGGGACTTCAAAAGATATCCGTCCCGCCTCCTCCAGCATATCCAGGCAATAACGCGCACGGCTTGCCGGATCTCTTGAGGTCACATCACCGATCTTCTGACTTTTCTTGGCCGCAATTGAAAGATACCGCGACTGGGCAAGCACGAGCTCAGAAACGAACTTGTAAACCCCGTAGTGCATCCAGCCTTCATCAATCCCCTGTTTAAAAAACTCGGATTTACGGAAAACATTCTCGAGATAAGCCTTCTGCCGCGCCTCTGGTGTAGCGACGATCTTCCCCGGCGCAAGATCCTCACCTTGCGGCTTACGCTTGTATTCAACACCAACACAAGCCCCACGAATAACCCTACTTTCAGGCCACTGTTTGGTTTTGTGACCCATCCGCACCCGATCAAAAGCCTCATCGACAACATCAGTCGGGAATTGGCTGAGGTCTCGAATATAATCCTCAAGCAAAAGCCCTGATTCACGATGCAACCCGTCATGATCTTTTGCCCCGACAGGCGCAAACCAATGAACACACATCCGACCAAGCGGACCTGTTCCACCCTTGCCCATCAATCGCCTGACATCTTCCAACTCAACACGATCAGATAAACTCAATTTTTCAATCAGGATCACAGGATCAGGCTTCACGCGCCCTCCACTGGCAGCCCTTTGCGGCTTTTCAACCAACTCAACCCTTGAAGACCTCGCTTTCAGGATTGCTTTGGTAAAATACAGGATTGAATTGATTTTCTCCCCCGCCCTTGCCGCCACATCAGGTACAACCGGATAGATATCTTTTTCAGGATCACACCCCTGCTCAATCCAGCTCATCACTTCCTGAACAGCGCCATCACCATCAAAATCAAATCCGTCAAAACCGTTACACCTCTCCAGAACCTCCTCAGGACTATCAAACTGCGAACGCCGTTCGCTATCTCTGACCCGGCGATTTGCGCTCGCGTCATCAATCTGGTGGTTACTCTGGCGGTTAGAGTCTTCATTAAAGGCCCGGAAAACTTTTCCGGTAGCTTTGGAAAATCTTTCCGGTAGTGGATCTGGATTTTCTGACTTCTGGAAAATTTTTCCGGTAGTGTTTTCACCTGTTTCCCGGCTCTCCTCCCGCCCGGATACCTGATCGTTTTCCCGATCCTCTGCCTGATCCCGGACAACAAACGACGATCCAAAACAGGCATCCAGATCAAATTCTGGCATCGCCCGCCGATCTGCGCCCCACGCCAGAATATACCCGTTTGAGGTCCTTGAACCCCCGCGACGACGGCGCTCATAGACGGTTACCAGATCCGACTTGACCAACGCCTCAACATGCGAGCGAACAGACCTGTCAGACATGGACGCCCGACGCGCAAGACTGTCCTGCCCCGGAAAGGCAACACCATAGGCATTTGAATAATCTGCAAGCGCCAGCAGTATCAATTTAGGACCTTGAGGTATGGGCAAATCCCACGCCCAGGACATTGCTTCAATCGCCATGAACACCCCCTATAACCGCTTCTACACAACAGGAAAGCGCATACTGGTACACCCCAGAATTCCGGGACATTGACACCAGCCCACGCCCCTCAAGTGACCTTAACAATCGCCGAACCGACCTATCCGTCACCCCGGACAGGTTCGCAATCTGCTCTTGCGTCATAGAACAGTTTCCCCGTCGATCTGCCCGCCGGGCCAAGGCTGTCAGAACAGCCCTTTCACCTGACGGAACAGGCTGATCCATCGCCCAAAGCAACGCCATAGAAGGCAGACCTTGATCTTGACCCTTTCCGCGAGGGTGAATATCCAGCCTTCTTGTTAACTCAGGATCTTTCCGGAGACAGGACACAAGTTTAAGCGCCCCAGCCACACCTTCAGGCGGACTGTCAATCACCTCTCCAATCACAAGCGACATACGCAACAACGCCGTTAAGTCATCCATTCGACCGGATTGGGGGATCTCTTTTACAGGCTCTGGAGCAGACATCACCCGAGCACCTGACATCCAGTCATAAACCCAGCTCGTTACCTGTACCGCAAATTTAGGGGAAAGCCATTGCGCCAGGTGGATTGCCACTTTGGGATGAACCCATGTACCTTGCTCACTCGGTACACCACCGCGCCTTGACTGGATGAGCCCCGTTGTGGGATTCCCCATATCGGATTTTAATGCGCTCAAATACTCTCTTGTGGACGATAAACGCCGATAGTCAGAAAATAACTTACCCGCCGCACAGCACATCAAAGTTGCACTGATATAACCATCTTCAATACGCTGATTTATTACGGAGTTGGATATTGTATGCTGTATAAGTCCAGTCATCACGCAGCCCTCTTTGCGGCAGTTAAACAACCGCGACCAAAGGACTTTCGACGCTCCTCTGGCGGCGGGAGGTTCGAAACCTGCAAAGAGACAGGCGGGTTTATTCCCCTTTCGGGTATTTTATTCACCGCCCTCCCACCATAGGGAGATCCCGGATTCCGGGCACAAAAAAACCACGCTTTCGGGGTGATTATCCGCTCTCTGAGAGGTTTCGACGCCTCTAAAACAACAGTATCGCCCCTCGACTTATCGGTCAAGCGAGTAAAAGAATGATCTGGACAACCATAAACTGAATTGCGACCATCGGGAGAATTTTCAACATTTACACAGGCATCAGTATGCAAATCCTCAGCATCATTCTCCTGCTTCTTTCCGCCTTTTCTTTTTTTATTGCCATTGTCGGCATTTTTTCCCCCAAACGGGCCCTGCCCAAAGAAGAGAACCCGACCCGGAAAAAAGCCTTTTTCACCTTTTTCGGGATCAGCTTCGTTACCTTCTTGATTGGCGCTGTTCTCGCTCCGACCGACAACAGCATGCCCAGCCTTACCCCACAGACAGCCACTGAAAACTTGAGCCCGGAAGAACAACAGCAAGCCCTGATCACGGAATGGCTGAGCCTGTCCGAACTGAGCCCGGAAGACTACGCAAGGATTTGCCAGAGCGCCCCGGATGGAGCTTATAAACAACAGTGCAAAGGCAAGGCTGTGACCTGGTACGGCTTTATCAACGAAGTCGCGGACGTGGATAAACTGGAAGTCAGAGTAGGCCCCGAACACGACAGCAAAGCCTTTGATCTGGACCTGATCAACGACCTTGACGCCTCCGAACCTCTTGAGCGCTTCAAGGATCAAAAAATCCTTTTCCGGGCCGTGGTTGATTCCAATTCCGGGTTTGATCACGACCTTGATCAAGGAACATTCATCACCGTCGCCTTGACCAACGAAGAATCTGAAGCCATCCTGCAGGAACAGGAAGCCGCTAAGATCAAGCTGGAGCAGACAGATACATTTATTACGGAACATATTGAGTGCCGAAAGCAGTTCAAGGCTAACGCCAACCACCCCTCGACCGTAGATTTTCCGCTTGTGGATCTGTACCACGCCTCTGAAATAATCGAAGACGGATCGCACATTATTCAAGGAAGCGCTTCGGCAAAAAACTCTTTCAACACCGAGCTTGAGTTTACCTATCAGTGCATTTTCAAAGACCAGCAGTTTGTGACCATTAACATCCGCGAAAAATAATCGGAACTGAGAAAACACACTCCCACAACCCGGAACCGCCATGACAAAAAAAATATTCACAGATAAAGACATTGAACAATGGGAGCGTGATCTATTTGAAAACACCCCCCCGCCTATCGAAGAAATTACCCTACCCGACTTTTCACAGCCGAAGACCTTCAGAGCCTCAGCCGCAACTACAGGAATAGTCATAAGCACAATCAACCGAGACGGAAATACAACTAACCTTTTTCTTAACCCAGTCATCGCCAAATACCTGATCCACACGATTGCCATGCAAGGGCAAGAAGCAGGTTGGCTAAACGAAAAGCTGGAAATTATATCCCCTGATTTACTCCTCAATTCCTGAGCTTGTAAATAAATACCCCACACACCATTACACACTTTTATTATTGACAAGTGTGTAATGGTGTGTAATATTGTCTTTATCAACAACGCAAACGGAGACACAACATGAACAGTAGACAGGTTATCAAGCTTCTCAAAAAAGAAGGTTGGTACCATGTCAAAACTGCCGGGGACCATTTCCACTTTAAACATCCGACCATTAAAGGGAAAATAACAGTCACCCACCCGATTAAAGACCTTTCGATAGGCGTTATCAAAAACCTCGAAAGAGTCACTGGCCTCAGCCTCCGTTAATTCGGAGGCTGAGTAAGCCGCCCCCGGTAACTGTTCAGATGGCGTCACATAAAGGAAAAAATAAAAATGGCTGAAAATGAACTCTATCCAGCCCTGATCGATAAACAAAAAAATAGCGATTTCGGGGTTACTTTTCCCGATTTTCCCGGCTGCGTGACAGCGGGCAGTACAGCAAAAGAAGCCCTCGACATGGCACATAAAGCCCTTGCCGGCCACATTGCTTTTATGGCTGAGGACGGCGATGAAATTCCCACCCCCAGCGCAATAGAAGATATCGCAAAAGAGGACCTTAAAGACATCCTGTTCATCTCTATGATTGAGGTGACAATGCCTGGTCGCCCGAAACGGGTAAACGTGATGCTTGACGAAGGACTTATTTCGAGGATCGATAACGCGAGCAAAAACAGAAGCGCCTTTCTTGCTGAAGCCGCTCGGGAAAAGCTCGCTCGATCCGCCTAGCGCTTCACGACCGACAACACCGCCCCGCCAACCGGCGCGGGCGGTGTTTTCTTGACTGGTCATCACTGAAGCGCCCCCCGGCCAAAGTGACCTTTGGGCAAGACAAGCAAAAGCTCGCCTTTTTCGTCTATTGTATGTTCAAGCCGGAGCTGGCTGAGCTTCTTGTTTTTTAGTTCACGTGGATAGTTATTGACGTGGATACGGTAAAAGCGGCTCTTGGCCTGCGCCTTCAGTTGCCAGCCTTTTTTCTGATCAGGGATCACCCTCAAATAACCCTTGTCCTCACCCTCGCCCCAGGAAAGGCGAAGCTTTGACCCCTCCTCCAGACCAAGTTCATCCACAAGCTGCCGCCCAAACGAAAAGACATAAAGCGCCTTGCCCGAAGATGTGATCTGGGAGTAAAGCGCCACACCGTCCTCTGAGCAGGTTGAAAACTGACTGCCTTCTGGCAGATATTCAGAAAAAGACATAACCCCTCCGGTTCACCTATGATTTTATGAAGTTTTGAACGGCCTGATCCAGATCAGGACAGGGGATTAAGCGCCGCAGCTGGTTTATCCCCCGATATTCGAGCGCGCCCATCTCGCAGAGCTCTGCAATTGACCGCTGCACCACCCGTTTCGACCAGCCAGATTTTATTTCAATCTCTTCATTGCGAGCACCCTCGCCAAGGAGACAAATCGTTTCAAAAATATCACGGTGACTTTGAGCCAACTTTTTTCGTTCACGAAACACTTACAGCCTCCCGCTTCTCGATCAGATCAACCAAACCTGAAGGCAACACAATTCTAAGCGACCGCCGCCCCTGATCCTGATAATCCGGCTGGATACTATGATTAACCGGCGACGCCCTGAATGTTCCCTTGCGCATGAATTTAGGAACCCGCAGCAAAATGCGCTTACCGCCCTTTGGACCGACATCAGAAACAAAAAAAGGACCACAAGGATCAATGAAAAGCTGTAACGTCTTATCGGGCTGCGAGTAACAAACCCGCACAGCATCCCCTGAACGAATTCGCAAAGCTTCAGCTGCGCTTTCGTTCAAAGTGACCGACAATGACGCCAGACTTAAACAAACCTTGACCACAGAATTTTGCACTTTTTGAGAAACAACTTTTTCAGGCTGCATCGCTCCGCGCCTCCCTGATTAAACGATTGAGATCGCGCCAATAATTTACGGGCTCTCCGGTCAGTTGCTCAAATCTGTTCAGAAACAGCTGCAACGTCTGGTCACGGCTTAGATACGCGATCTTGGCCCTATAGGGGTTTTTATAGGTAACGGGCCCGTGCATCAGATCACGCTCTTCGGTCGCCCTAAGCCTCAGATCCACCTCCCGAACTTCTGGTGACATTTGAAAAGGCACACCCCACCGCTCGGCGATAACCCGACAGACCCGGCCCTCTATTTTTTCAAATTCCGGGCATTCGCGCTTGATGGGCGCTATCAGATCGCAGCCCATCAAACCTTCCGTGGCATCATGAAGCAATGCCTCCAGCTCAAACCCCTGAGCAACTCGTAAACTCGCCTCTAAAGAATGCCGAAGAACAGAATATTCCCCCGCGACAGCCCCACCCCAACGATTAATCAGTGACAGATGATGAGCAATCTCGACAATCTCGAGATCTTCAGGCTTCAACCGGCTCAATGACAGGAAACGCCCGGAAACCATACGAACTAATGGCATATTACCCCCTGTTTCGGTTTAATGTTGAATAGTCGCGAGCCGGGGCACAGCACCACCAGGCACAAGAACAGCCTCAAGGAGATCTGCCGCCTGACGGACAAAACCAAGCGCGGACCTGATAGCAACTTCCAGCACCAGCCTTCTATCAGTCGCACGATCAAGAGCTACCCCCGCAAGCCGGAGCTGACGCCCATACTCTTCATATAATGGGCAACCGGCACCACTTCGCGCCGCCTCAACATCCATCGACACAGATCGCACAAGCACCGCAAGATCCTTCCTCGCCGGATTGGACATCTGCTCCAGCCGGGACACCGAAACGCCCATGCTCTCCGCCAGCCATTCATAGCCCAAACGGCTACAGATTCGGGTAAACGCCCCATGAAAGGAAAGGTCTTTACGCTGATAAGCCATAGCTCCCTCCGAAAGTTCCGCAAAAACGGAATTGCCTGAAATTCAGGTTCACGTAAAATGAACCCATGAAAAAACAACCAACAACGCCAACAGATAACGAGATCATCCTTTCTCATCTCCAGACCTTGAGAGATTATCGAAAGGCAAAGCCGATGCTCAGCCCGTCAGTCGGGACAGCCCTCGACTGGGCAATCACCACCCTCACCGACCTCAACAGCCACCCCGGAATCAATAAAAAATGAGAAAATAACCGCCTCAGCCTTCTCGATTGACGTTAAAGACACACCGCCCCCACGCCTCAAACGGCTGACCCAGCCGTGACCGGAACCAATAGCCAAAGAAAGCCGACGGTCGTTGAGACCGCCACTGTCTTGATAATGGTCAATGAACTCTATGAGATTTTGTCGCGTTGTTTTCATAAACCAGATATTGGATCTTTTTTGATCCAATATCAAGAACTTTATTGATCCAACACAAATGTCAAAAAAGAAGCTATACTTGACGGAATACGGAAAAGAATTATTCCTGACGCCACACAATACAGGCGACCTGACAATGGACCTTCACGAAAACCTTAAATCTAATATAGAGCGCTATCTCGACAGCAAAGGCCTGGGTAAAAAAGCCTTCGCCAGAGAAGCCGGGCTCAAAGAACAGGTCGTCATACGTATCCTAAATGACGTCACCGCCAATCCCCGTGTAGATACGGCAGCAGCCCTCGCCAGATGCATCGGCACATCAATAGATAAGCTTTTGGGGATTGATACCATTGACCAACCTGCCGATCCCATTCTCTATATTGATATGGGTGCAGCCTTCATCAACACTCTCAAACTCGAGAATATTGACCTTCACCCCAAAGACCAGATGAAGATCCTTCTTGAAATACAGAAGATGTGTAATGAAGAGAAATACCGCCAGCAACCAGAGCTGATTGTTGCCGAGACAGGTGGCATGATTCGCATGATATCCAATAAAGACAACTAGAGCGATATATTCCTGCGCACAATACGCTTTACAACCTTAGATACCATATCCATACTCCTCCAGCCCGTAGATTCGCGGGTAGGGGACTCCCTACCACAGTCATCCCCAGAAGCACCGTCATGCTCAAGACACTTGTCTTCCCGACTGGTGGTTGTCGACTCGACCACCGCTCAAGTCCTGACAGACAAAGGTCTCGGCGTCTATATACCTCCAGTAGGCATATAGCGGACGGTTTCACACTGTTTTAGAAGTGATTCTGGTGGAATGATAGATAATTACAAATATTTTACGAGCCTCCTGCGCGCAGAAGTAGCATCCGACACACCAATGGCTGACATTGCCCCTTGCAACGTCCCTCAAGCCGGGACCGCATCCAGCCGGGAAACCATCCCCACAACCGCCGACTTTAAATCAGAAAACAGCCCCGCGATTCCCTCGCACAATAGTGCGCGCGCCCTGTTTCAGACTTACCAAAGAATAAGCGCAAAATAAAATAGATCATTTTTGATCCATTTTTATATTGACGGACCATTTATGATCCATTACCGTCTCCTTAACAACAAAGGAGGCGATCATGCCAAACGTCATTTTTTTTGATGATGCCTATAACCTGAAACTTCTCAAACAGGATGATCTGGACAAAGCAACAGCAAACACAATCGCTGATAACGGGCGACCTCTAGGGCCGTGGCTCCTGCTGACAACTGTGCTGCTAATCGCACAAGCCTTCGCGTCATCCAATGTTTTTGGCTCAGACGACCCGGCAGCGATCCGCACACCCCGCCCAGGACAATCCAGGAGCGTTAGGGGCTCAGCGAACGGCGTTCGCACAAATGTAAGACCAAGCAGGAAGGAAGCACAATGACCCCCTTCCCTCACACCCTTCCCCAAAATGACACCAGCCAAGAAATGATTGAAGTGAGCCTCTACCTCCTCAATCAAAAATGTGGCGAGTGCTCTCCCAAAGACCTCGAACACGCTGGCTTCACCCCCGACGAAGTAGATCGGCATTATAACGTCGCGATACTGGAAGCCCGCCGCCGCTATCGCCTGACCAAAGTGGAATAGATCAATGAAAAATTTGACACTTGAACTCAGCCGTCAACCGCGCGGATCTGGTCTTAAAATAGTTGCGATTGAGAGCAACAGAACCACTCACATTATCGCCGATTTCAAGGACAACCCCAACGGCGAAAAAGATGCCAAGACGGTTCTCAAGCTGCTGAGATCCATACCGATTTTAAACAAAATAAATCGAGACCTCACCGACATCACCAACATTATCAACGGAGACGGCAAATGAGCAACAGCTTCACATCCTATTGCATCCGCCGTCACGCTGAAGCGGTCAAAATAATCACCGACACCACAACCACGGCACAGCTTCGAGCAACAGCATGGCGCTTTCTGAAGCAGTACAGGAACGACGAAAGGTTGCCTTCATGACACTTGCCGAACGCATTAACAACCGCTGCGCTGAACTCGATATCAAACCGACTGATCTTTACAAATTTGCGGGAATTGCCAGAACCAGCACCCAGGAAATTTTAAGCGGCAAAAGAGCGATGCCGGGAGCCGATAAACTGGCCGCAATCGCCAAAGCCCTTAACACCAGCGTTAACGCCCTGCTTGAACTGGAAGAGCACCAACAAACAGAAGCCACTCCAGGCAACCTCTGTTTTATCGCGCCAATGGACATTCTGCCGAACCCGGCAAACCCCAGAAGTGCCATGAACCCGGAAAGCCTCGAGGAACTCGCAGACAATATTTTACAACACGGCTTAATGCAAAATCTGGTTGTTTGCGATCAACCGGACAAAAATGGCAACTTCCTGCTTATCTCCGGACACCGCAGACTTGCCGCGATTGAGCGCCTTCTGGCAAGAGGCCAGTGGCCCAACACCCGCCACCCCGATGGAAAGGTTCTCTGTCTCAAACAACAGGCAGATGAACAGGAACGGCTGGTCTTTGCTCTTCTGGAAAATCTTCAGCGCGAAGACCCCAAGCCCATTGATGAGGCAAACGCGCTGCAACAGCTTGTAAATTCAGGCTGGAGCACCAACAAGATAGCCGAGCAGATCAACAAAACGGTTAGATGGGTACAACTGCGCATCGCCCTGCTCAATCTAGAAAGCAGCACTCAGGCAGCAATAGCAAACGGCACCCTCAGCGCAGCCAAGGCCCGCGCTCTCAACGGCACAGACGAAGAGACCCAAAAGAAACTTGTCAAAGCCGTCCAGGACGACGACCCAAGAGCCAAAACCGAAAAAGCTCTCCGGGAACTCAGAAACAACCTTGAGACACCTGAACCTCTACCAACACCTTCAATGAAAGAGCCCGAAGGGGTAACGGACAACAATATGCCAAGTGAAATTTTGATATCTCAGGTTGTGGGAAAATTATCGGAAGATTTCACCATGTGCCTTCGCCTCTTAACTCTGGCGCTATTGGAAAGTTCATCTCAATTCCAGCTTAAACCCGGCTTGCCATCACGCATGAAGACCACTGCCGGAATGCGCGATGAACACCATACATATTTTGCAGGACAAATCGGCAATCTTTGGCATGAGTACGTATTCCTAAAGTGCCAAGACACAGAGGACGGCCCAAGCAGAGGACAACAGTTCCAAGGCCTCGACTACCTCCACCTCACCGACCTGAAAGTTCTCTTCACTCAACTCGTCGCGCTTCGCATCGGACCAGGACAGAACCGGACTGATTTCGAGTTTCTCTACCTGCTCGCCGACCACTACACACTAAGAAAAGAGCCTTCAGAATGAATACCCTGAACAACATTTTAATAGCCTGCGAGACATCTGGTGTCGTTAGGGATGCATTTTTAAACGCAGGTCATAACGCATGGTCCTGCGACATTCTTCCAAGCGACACACCAAGCAACCGACACATTCAAGCCGATGTAAGAGATGTCCTTAAAATGGAGAAGTGGGACCTATTAATGGTCGCGCATCCGCCTTGTACCCGGCTTTGCAACAGTGGCGTTCGGTGGTTAAAAACCCCACCTCCAGGCAAGACATTAGAGCAGATGTGGCAGGAACTGGAAGACGGCGCAGCCCTTTTCTCAGACATGCTCAACGCTGACGTACCTCACATTGCAGTGGAAAATCCTGTCATGCACAAACACGCAAAAGCCAGGATAAAAAATTATCAGAAACCCGCCCAGACCGTGCAACCTTGGTGGTTCGGTGACCCCTTCTTCAAGGCAACAGGCCTATATCTTAAAAACCTCCCTCAACTCACCCCAACCAACAAACTCACACCTCCCCCCAAAGGAACTGACGAGCACAAGGCATGGTCGAAGGTTCACAGAGCTTCGCCCGGCCCCTTCCGCTGGAAGGAACGAAGCAAGTTCTTCCCCGGCATAGCAGAAGCCATGGCCGAACAATGGGGAAACTCCTACATCCAGAAAGGCATCGCATCATGAAATTACTAAAACTCATTCTAGCTGCCCTCTGGAAAGATCAGGACGAACTCGACCAACTCATCAAAGAATATTTGAAAGAACAAACATGAGCCCCCTTCTCACAGCCCCCGCCTATCCGCCGCACTGGATGCGGTATCCCGAAACGAGAACCAAGACCACAAACGCGCTGTGATGGCAGTGCTGGAGGGAGTGAGATGAATAGAGAATTCTGGAAAGAACGATTGCCGATCATTGAAGAGTTCGCCAGTGGAGGAATTATTCAGGCCAAACCCGGAACTACGCCTTGGGCTGACGTGACGAACGGGGAGATTGATTTCTCATCAACCTGCCCTTTGCGCGTAAAGCCGTCCGAGCCTGAGTATCAGGACGGCATTTATGTGGGAAACCGGACAGTGCTTCTTGTTCGAAAAGACGGCTATTGGCACCATGGACATGGTCCGGCCATGTCCAAACGCGACATCAACGGGTTCAAAACCATAGAGCGCATCGGCGACTTTACCTGCAAGGCAACTGCACTGGATAAGCTCCAGGCTATGACAAACGGGTTTGTGCCGGATTGGGGTAATTCCGATCAAGGTAAATGGTACATCCAACGCAATCACCGTGTCGGCAGATACGTTGTTGTTAGGGTTATGGATACCGAACCTCTCAATATTGGTCCTTTTCGCACAGAGCGGGAGGCCCTAGCCGCCACCAAGAAGCTTGAGGGAGGTCAGGCCGATGAGTGACCTGAAACCGTGTCCGTTCTGCGGGGGTGAAGAAGAATTAATGATTGATGAACTTGATATGTCTAGTAACGCAGGCACCGTGATGTGCATGACCTGCTATGCTGTCTCGCCGGATGAAGACGATTGGAATAATGCAGTAGCAGCTTGGAACGCCCGCACCAGCCCCGAGGACGAACTTAAAGAGCGTTTTGATGACAAATGCAAAGAAGTTCTAATTCAAGCTGAAACCATCCAAAGCCAGCAGGCAGAGATTGAGCGGCTACGAGAAAACATTAAAGTCTCTCAAGACAATTTTGAAGTTTCTTGTGATCAAAATGAACATAAATCATCTGAAATTGAGAGGTTGATTAAATTCGAAAAATCTACTTTTGACACGTTAAAAAAAATGTTGTCTGAGGTACAATCCGAAAGAAATAAACTCCAAGCCCGAGTGCGGGAACTTGAGACCGAGATTGAGCGGCTAACTCCTTACCTAGAGGAGTATAAAAAAGCAGCCGAATGTTTCTGGTTGCGTAAAGATTTTGAGCGCGGACTAAAGGAGTTAATCTGGGAGCTTCAAGCAAGGCTGTCACGCTCACAGGTGGGCGCACAGGATAAAGGCCGTGAAATCCACCACCTCCAAGCCCGAGTGCGGGAACTTGAGGGGGCTTTGCGTGGCCTGCTGGATCTTATTGAGCACCCAAGTCACGATCATGACGATACTCTGCCCGAGATAATCAGGGCTAATAAGGTTCTTAATAAATTCAGGAAAGTCCTCGCCGGGGCTGAGAAAGCCCTATCCAGCACAAAGGAACTCACCCCAGACGCTTCTGATGACCAGACGGCGGGGGATCAGCTCAATGACTAAACCTGAAGAAATCATCACCGACGCTGAGATCGATGCCGTTCATGCAAACGCCAATTTCGGCGAAGACATAACCAAACGCGATGTCGTCAAGGCGGCGCTTTTGAAGTGGGCTTGCAGGTATTCCAACGGCTCCACCGCGACCCAGATCATCAAAGAACACGGGCTGATTGTCGAAAAAGGGAAGAAGCGGAAGCCCGAATTAACCGACAAAGGCAGGAAGTATTTATATGCCTCATTTGTCTTTGATAGCTTGTAGGAGGGGATGATGAGTCAGATTCAAAACCTCATAGACCGTGGCGCTCTTTTTGTAATCAACCACAGCGCGGGAAAAGATAGCCAGGCAATGACTATCCACCTCAAAAGCATCGTACCTTCTGGCCAACTAATGGTGGTTCATGCTGATCTGGGCCGTGTTGAGTGGCCCGGTGTTCAGGAGCATATACGAGAAACGGTCGGCGACTTGCTTATAAGCGTGGTCAAGAACCCGAATAAGGACCTACTTGAAATGGTCGAGCGTCGGGGAATGTGGCCAAGTGCCAGCACCCGTCAATGCACAAGCGACCTAAAGCGCGGCCCAATCGAAACATGGGTACGCCGGACCTTAAAAGCCCGACCTGAATTCAATGGCCTTGTGGTCAATTGTATGGGCATGCGTGCAGAAGAAAGCCCCAGTCGAGCTAAAAAGACTGCCTTCAAATTTAACGAACGAAACAGCAAAGCGGGCCGCGAATGGTACGACTGGCTTCCGATCCACAACTGGACGACCGAAGAGGTCTTTAAGTGTATCGCAGATGCTGGACAAAAGCCGCACTGGGCATATGAAAAGGGAATGTCCCGCCTGTCCTGTTGCTTTTGCATTTTGGCATGTAAATCAGATCTTCGCCTCTCCGCAAAGCTGAACCCCGACCTTTACAGAACATATGTGAATCTGGAACGAAAAATCGGACACACCTTCGCCCAGCCACGTAAAGGGCAACCAACTGTTTTCCTAGAGGAAATCACGGGCATCAATTCGGTACACTTGGAGGCCGCAGAATAACCATGTCCTCGCCCCGTCATTCACTCGAAAAACTGGAGGAACTGCGCATCCTTGCCGCTCAAGTGGTAACACTTCACGGCGAGAAGTATCTCCCTATTTTCGAGAGATTTGACGAGGAGATAGAAAAAAGAAAATCCACAATGAGCAGAGTGGCCATGATAGCTTCGGCAGCTAAAAACCCTTAAGATCTACACATAAAAAACGGCTTCTTTGATCCATTTGAGCTTTTGCTCCATTGTCGATCCCACCCCGTATTTCTCCCGCGCAAATTTATGCCCCATCAAATCAGCCTGCGTTCGCTCCGGCGCTTCCGCAGCTGTTAAAGCATCCTGGAAAGTATGCCTTAAAGAGTTAAGCGTGTGGTTGATTGACGGGAGGAGTTTATGTTCTCGGAGGTATGAGCCTACAGCCGCAGAACAGCTTGACGGCTTCCCCTGATACCGCGTGAAGCCCTTGGGGAAAGCTTTGAAAGCCTCGAGCGCAGATCCGACAATCGGCAAATCCCTTTTCCTGTAACGGGTCTTGTCTTCACCTCGCACCTCATTCGGCTTGAGCTCGATATACGGAATTTCGCAATCCAGATGAATATCCTGAGACCGCAGACCGATCAACTCGGACAATCCCGCGCCGGTTGACGCAAAAGCCCAGACGATCATTCTGGCCTGGTCATTCAACGTTAATAACGCCTGACGATTTACCAGGAATTTGGAAACATGATCCCGCTCAAACGGCATTTTGATTTCATGCTGGTCCTCTGACAAAGTGAGACCAGAAAATATACCCGGTGTAAGCCCAAGCCTTAGATAGTCGTTCAAATCATCATAAATTTTCTTTAATGACCCGATATCCTTGTTGGCGCTATCCGGCTTCAAGCCCTCCGAGTCAAGCCGATCAATCCACCATGACCGAAGATCCAGCGCATCGTTGCGCGTCGTTTCATCCAGCCCCTTGTCACCAACAAGCGCAATCAAGTTATTTACAGCCTTCAACCGTCGGTTTTTCCACCGGCGAACCTGATCCGGGTTCTTGTTTATCAAGTCCTTTTTAGACAACTCGACAAAACGCTCAAAAGCGTTTGACCAGGTGAATTTTGGCGAATCAACAGCCCCAAGAACCGATGACACCACAGCTTTATTCTTAATCCCCGTCTCCTGAAGGACCCGCATACGGCTAACCAGCTCATCCAGCTTTCCCGCCGCCAGAACATCCAATGGCACATACTGCACACCGTGCCGTCGCGCCAAAGCTATTGCCGCCTCATATCTGGTTTCAATGTCAGGATCTGTATGAGCAAGTCCTTCCCGCCACTTCGTTTCCGTAGCAGCATTGACAATATCGGCCCGCTTGAGCGCGACGTCATAATCACGGGTCTTTAAAGACACAACAACCCGCCCCCTCGGATCAACCTCCGAATATTCTTTCGGGATTCGACGTTTATATTGATAGCCGTGAGGGCGAAGAATGATGTATTGCTTTATCAT